GTTTTAGCCGCTAATGAGTCTAAAGTTTCTCCTGAATAGTATAGCTTAAATAATTCTCTATCGTACCAATATGGTATCTTATCTAATTCCTTATCAATTAATTCTAATTTATACAAACTTGTATTGTCTACTTCTTGATTTGGAATATTTGATATATGTTTATTATTATAATTATTATCTCCATTATTAATATTATTAAAAGTTGTACTGCAATTATTACTAAAACTATCAATATGTTTATAATACTTTTCATACTTATAATAAAAATTACTTCGCTGGCTTGTTAATGCTCTTCTTAATGCTACAGCCCCGTATTTTGTTATTCCTTTTATTCCATCCTTTTCGTATATTGACCTTAAAGTTTCAGGGTTCATTTGTAGAAAATATAACATAAGCTCCTGTACTGCTTCATTAACTTTATTTTCATCTGTTGTTAAGCCATAAGCCATTGTTCTAAATTTATCTGTTAGCTTAGATATTTCTTTATATATCTCAGTCATTAGTAGGCTCTAATAAATCTAGTTTATTTACTGTCTCTTGTAACATTTGATCTAATACTACTTTGTATGCTCTTACCATAGCTGCATTAGTTTTAGTTTCAACACCTGCAAAAAAACCATTTGTTGCTACTGAAATATTTATTGGTAAAATCATAATCCAGTCGTAAAAATTGTTTTCTCTGACTCCTTGCCCATATCCATTACTATACTCAATTACAATGTCTATTACTTCTAAATAATTATTATATCTTGTCTGGGTTGTTACTTCTTGAACAAACTGCTTACACATAGTAATGTATATTTCAATTATAGACTTATGTTCTTCACTTGAATATATTGCAGTATGCATACGCCAAAGATATAAAAAAAGTTACTCAATACTTTTTTCTTTTTTTAATTTATTAACAGTCTCTTTGTAATAACTTATCATTTCTTCATAATCTACTCTAGAAAACTTTTGAATTTGTCTAGCTTTTAATTGTAGTTCTTCAGCAGTACCTTCTCCATATTTAGCATCTAAAGCTAAACCGAATTTGTATTGTTCTCCAGAACGAAACATATTACAAGCTACACATTGACTAAAACAATTTTTTGCATCGTACCGAGTTGACATAAAACGTCGGCTTTGAAAATGCCCATTTTGCATACCACCAGATTTATAATGTCCTACCTTTCCACAAGTTATGCATTGACAAAGCCCTGTGTCTGTTGCATCTCTTAGCCTAATGTAAAGACTAAACCACTTATCTAATTCTTTTTTTAGTTTGCTTATTGGTTTTGCCATAGCATTCCTTGTATAAATTCTTGCGGCGGGTCTACATAAGTATACTGAGCAATTGTAGTATTCCTGCCAAATCTAGTTTTTTTAATTAAAGATATGCTGTCTATATCATAGCCTTTTTGTCTATGCTTAAATATAATGTCTGCTAGTCTAGTAGCTCCATACTCTTTAATTGCTTCATAGCTTGTAATTTTACCATAAGTCTTTAAGTGCCAAAGTATTGCATCTGACTGGCTCTTAACTTGATCTTGTGTAATTTTAATTGTTTTCATTTTTTTAGTTTGTAGTTTATTTGCAGCATTATTGCTGCTATTATTGCCCATCCTATCATTTTAGTAATTTTATTGGTTCTTGATAATATAGTGTTTTTTCTTTTGGTTTACCTAAAGTATGCACTTCGTAATATGCATTATCTACTACTTTTTTATGAGCATATACCCACCTGTAAAAAGTCCTTATATTTAAAAAAGGTTCCTGTTGTCCAAATCTTACACCAAGCCTGAAAGCATCTTGCACCTGATTAAAAGTCATATTGCCAAATCTTTTTTCTTGTATTAAATCTTCTGCAAATATTTTACTAAGTGTTACCATAGTTTCTGCATCTGTTTTATGACCTATTTCTACTGATGTTTTTGCTACTAAGTCTAAAACCTTTTCTGTCAAATCTTTTAAATTTTCTTTTTTTAATGATATCATAATAATTTTTTAGCTTCTTGCCAAGCATTAATTTGTGAATGTATTTTACTTGTAGATTGTTTTGTAATGTCTCTACGTTCCCAAGTTCTAATACAAGCTTTCCAGTCCTTCATTTTATTTTTTCCTATTTGCCAATTTTTAGATTCATAAAAATCTATAAATGATTCTGCATCTATATTATTGTTGCGTAATATACAATAATTTTTTACTTCATCTAAAGTTTGTTTTTTAAAGCGCTCCTTTTTATTACTATCTGTAAGATTAGTATTAGTTATATTTATATTAGTATTATCTGTACAAATATTTATACTACCCTTGTCTTTTAATTTAATGTACCTTGTCAAAATTTCTTTACTACCTTGTTTAAATATAACGTTACGCTCAATATAACCATTATCTTCTAACATTTTAAGCCAGTTTTGTATTGATCCTCTACTAACTTCATATAGTTTGCAAAAGTATTGAGTAGATGCATTGCATTTACCATTCATATTACATAATGCTGTTATCTCTGCATATAGCAGTTTAGCGTTTGGTGTTAATTTCTTACTATATCTAACCTCAGCAGGAATAACAGCATAGTAGTTTGGTTTGTCCATTATATTATTTCTATATTATAGTTGCAATTTGTGAGCGCTAACTTACAATTTTCTAATTGTTTATAAAAATCTTTATAAGAAACTTTAATATCAGCTTGTACTTTGCCTGATGTTATTCTTAAAGTTGTCTGATGTTTAAAATTATTAAAAACACCATTTGCTTTTAATTGCCTTTTTAAATCATTAAGGTTTTCAAAAGTTCTTTTATCTCCTTGTAAATTAGAATAAGCATTATATATTTTATTAAATACTTTTCTATATTTTGGAAAAGTTTTATAATTAGCATCATGAGTTTTTTCATAATGATATATTAAGCTTCTATCTCTATTGAGTTGTTTAGCTATTACATTTTGGTGCGTTTTATCAACCATTCTAGCAATAACACTAACTGCACTTCTAGGTATATGATATTCTAGTTTTCTGCTTTTTAATGATAAAGAGCCTTTTGGCAACCCCACTAAGCTTGTAGTGAGGTCGCATAAATTTTTAAAGTTTTCTTCTTGTATCATAATTAAAAAGGTAGGTTTTGGTCGTCATCATCATCAAAAGAAACCATATCATTATTAGATAACTCTTGTTTACTGTTTACTGTAAATCCATAACCATCTATATTATGATAGTATTTTCCTTTGTATTCTCTAGAATATACATTACAATGAACTGTAATATTAGCACCCTCTTCAAGCAAAGATATTTTATTAACTTTGTCTCCAAATGCGCTTACACAAATAATGTTATTAAAGTCTTGTCCTGTATCAATTACTATACTTTGTTTTTTCCATTCTTTACCTGCCTTAGAAGTTCCTGATTCTACTTCTAATTTTTTTACTAGTTTTCCTTTTACTTCCATTTTTTATTTATTTAATTGATTAATATTTCTTTTTAAAATCTTCACTTTCATCTTCAGACTTAATACCAATTTCATACAGTCCTAAAATTTTAAGTGTAGCGCGTGCAAAGGCTCTTTTTTCTGCCATCTCTAATACATAATGCGAGTTAGTATTACCATCTTTAAAGTTAGCACCTTTTAAAGCTGATCCAAAAGTTTCAATTGTCTTATCTCCTTTAGTTGCTATTGCTTTTACGCCTGCAAAATTATGTTCGCATTTTATTACTTCATAGTTAATATCTATTGATTCATGCGCCTGTATTTTTTCTATAGCGCTTCTAGTCAATATAATATAATGCTGATGCTTAAAAATATCTTCTTTTTCTAATTCGTACTTTAAGTACATTTCTTTAATTTTTTCAGTTTTCATATTTCTTATTATTTATTTTTATATTACTGTAGCATTTTCGTTACACTTACTACATTTTTCTGTGTTACCTATAAACTGAGCTTCGCAGCATTCTGTTAATTCTGTATTAAAACATTCATTACAAATATTTTCATAGTCAAATTTCCAGTCTAGTTCTACACTACAACAAGTGCATTTAGAGTTAGTACCATTCCAGTTAATAGGGTTATTTGGGTCGTTTGCTATATGCGTGTCCATTAGTAGTTGTATTGTGTTAAGTCCTTATAGTTATAGTATTCGGTTTTTAGCTTTACAAATAAATCAATTACTTGTTCATCTAATGATTTTTCTAGTAAGAATTGTCTGTGTTCATTTTCAATACTTCTTACAATTATTAATAAGCTATCAGTAATTTTGTTTAACCATACTGGGCTTTCTTGTATTACATCTAATATAGATACAATAGCTTCTTTTGTGTTTGTTGCTTCTAGCATTTTATAATTTGATTTCATTTTAGTATATTAAATTAAACTTTGTTTGTTGCGACAAAGATACTTATTAATTTTAATTTACACAATTATAAACAACTTTATTTACAAAGTTATTAACAATTTAAATGTTTATAAGAGAATTAAAGAGAGAATATTAAAACAATTACTATAAGTATAAAATAGAATAAAGTAAGTTTAGTAGAGTCTTTTAAGTGCATTATAAAGGCATTAAAAGATTTATTGGTAATGTACCGTTATTAAGTACAACAGAACATCCTATAGCCTGCCTTTTGAAGTTTTTAGCGTATGCAGCAGCGTATGTATCAGCATCTACACCGCAACCTGTTTGCATCCCGAATACTCTAAACCTTTTGCCTACAAACCATTTACAGTAAGCTTCTGTGTGAGTATGTCCGCAAACGCTAGACATTAGATTATTTTTAGCTTTTGCCTGTGCCTGTCCACCTTCCCCATGCTCATATAGTACATCATCATATACTACTGATTCTATCCAGTTCCAGTTAGGCGTATTTAAGACTTCATTATAAGACTTAATCCATGCTTTAGGTATACCACCTGAAAAACTCTTGCGACTTGCAAGCCTGTCATGATTACCAATACATACATCAGCAACAGGAAAAGCTTCATACCATTTAGCAACTTTTTTAATAGTTTGTTCAAGTTCTAATCCTGCCGACATACCATCTGGATCTGGCTCATGGTAGCTAAAAGCATGATTGTCAAGTATATCGCCAATAAAAATAACTTGATTACAATTGTAAGTTTCGTACTGTTCTATACAAAACTCAAGATAACCATCTAAACAGAAAGGTTCATGCAAGTCACCGATAACTAGAATGTTTCTAGCTTCGGTTTCTCGCATTTTTTGTAACGCCACTATTTCATGTGGCTTTAATCTATATCTATTTGTTTGACTTTCCAAAATCTGCAAATGATTGTCCACCTAACATAGCTAATAAACTCCACCATATTTTAGATACTGCATCTTCATCAGCTCCAAGTGTTGAAGC